CAGAAGCTTCTTATGATAATTACGACACAGATGCTAAAATAGAGGGCTTACATAAAGTCAGAAAAGACGTAAAGTTTGAGCGAAGAGAAACAATTCTTCCTGCTGACTTATTTAATATGTATGCGGAATATGATTTTTGGAAACAAGAAGACAATCCATTGAAGAAGTGTAGGTTCTTATATGCAGAAACCAAGTAGTCCGATCGGCGGTACAGAATTACTTTATAATAATCTATCGACAAGAGTTGACTTTTCTGATATTAATCTTATATTGTCTATATGTCATCCGGATCTTTTATCAGATACCCAACCAAATGTACTATGGCAACATCTTAACATTAACGAAGAAAATGCTAAAGGTCTTAGTGATCCTGAATACACGAAAAGGTTAGATGCTATAGTATTTGTTTCTCATTGGCAACATGAACAATTTAGAAAAAACTTTCCTTTAGATAATATAGATTGCTATGTTATACAGAATGCTATACCAGAATTTGAATGGAAAGACAAGCCAAAAGATAAAATTAAACTAATCTATACATCAACTCCATGGAGAGGTCTACATGTTTTATTAGAAGTTCTAAAAAATATTAACAGATCGGACATTGAAGTTGATATATACTCTGGTACGTCTATATACGGTCCTAGCTTTGCAGAGCAAACAAAGGGTCAATTTGATGATATATATAATACAATAAAAGAACTTGGATACAACCATGTCGAATATGCTCCAAATTCCGTAGTAAGAGATGCAGTACAAAACGCTCATATACTAGCTTATCCATCAGTTTTTGAAGAAACCAGTTGCCTTTCGGCAATAGAAGCATTATCTAGTGGGTGTAAGGTAGTTACTACTAACTACGGAGCGCTTTATGAAACCTGTGGGACGTGGGCTGACTACGTCCCAATTTGTAATAACATCGTTGATAGATATTCGAGGATATTGAATAATGCAATCGACACATATTGGGATAATTATAATTGGCGGAAAAGTCAATACAATTATTATTTAAATCATTGGTCTTGGGGAACAAGACAACACCAATGGAAACAGCTAATAAACGAGGTAACAACACATGGCTGAAGAACCGACACAGAAACAGATGATCACAATCAACGAGAAAGAATATGTAGTTGACGATCTAACAGATGAGCAAAAAGGTATGTTGCAGCAAATTGCTAATCTAGATAACAAGGTGGGTAACTTAAATATGGAAATGGCTCAGCTTCAAGCAGCCCGTCAGTTCTTTGTTAATAGTTTATCTGGCTCTCTAGAAGCTACCGATGATAATGTAGCGGAAGAACTCGAAGAAGAATAATGCATGGCTTTATAGAAAGGTTCTTTTACTTAAAAAGAACTGGAGTAGAAGTTAAACAGGCTTTAGATATTGGTGCTTACAGAGGTGAGTTTACTAATATTCTAAAGTCTGTTTGGCCTTCTTGTAATGTTCAACAATTCGAAGCTGATGCTAGAAATAAACAATATCTACAGACCGATGCAGTATTTGAAGTATTGGGTGATACTGAAAGAGCGGTTGAGCTTTTTACAATAGATGATAGTGGTTGGGGATCTACGACAGGAACTTCTGTGTTTAAAGAAAATACAGAGTTTTATAAAGATTCTAAACCACAGCTTAGACAAATGAAACGACTGGACAGTTTTGTTACTGACCCCGTTGATTTTATTAAAATAGATACCCAAGGGTCAGAACTATTAATTCTTGAAGGTGCTAAAAACTTATTAAAAACAAAACCTAGATTTATTCTTTTGGAGTGCTCTTATGTGAAGTATAACGAAGGCGCGCCTTTAATTTCTGATATATTCAGTTATATGAACAAGATTAATTATGTTCCAGTAGATTTGATTGACAATTCGTATATAAATGATCGACTTATTCAAAGCGATTGGCTTTTCGAAACCTTATAAATACACGTAACTAGAAAGGTTTTAACATGCCCAAGATACGATTTCCAAGCTCTAAGTCTTTAAACCAAGTAATAACTACACGAGGTGTCAGTTATAAGTGGGATGGCCGTAAGTTTAAAAAACTTGCGGTCAGTACCCTGGATGCTGCAAATCTAACTGATTTGGAAACTCAATTAACTTCTAAGCTTGGTGACGAAACTGGCATGCCAGACGCTGTAATAACTGTAAGTACAGCCGATTCTAGTGTTTATAAGTTTACTGGCGATGGATTTCCAGCTGAGTCGGGCAATAATCCTGATATGTATTTGGAAAGAGGCAAAACCTATGTTATACACAACTCATCATACGCTTCTCACCCATTAGCAATTAGAGTATCAGACGGTGGTTCTGCATATACATCTGGCGTATCTGGTGCTAGCAGCGTAAAGGTTACTTTTACAGTTCCTATGGATGCGCCTGACTCTCTTGTGTATCAATGTACTAGTCATGCAGGAATGGTGGGAAATATATATATCACAGGCAAGGCTATCAAAGGATATGCTATAGAAGTTGTTGCTTCTTTGCCAGGCTCACCGGATGCCAACACAATCTATTTTGTAACAGGATAAAGAAATGCCAAAAATTGCAACCCAAATGCCAGAATCTAATGCTATTGAAATGATGGGAGATAAAGTATATGCTTTTCTCGTATATGAAGTTATAAATGATAATGGATTGGTGGAGTATCATAGAATATACAAACACATTAGTGATGATACTAGTTTGTCATATGATAGTTTAATGTCTCTGGTTGATTCTGCTTCAAACGCATATGCAATTGAGTTGGAGCAAGAATAATGACAGTATATTGGGTTGACCCATATATCGACACTCCAAATGGTGGTATTCACGGGACTACAGATACAACAACTCGCAATGGATCTTATTCAGCTCCTTGGGGATTTGACCAGTTATTTAGTACAGATGCTAATCCGTACTCAATAAATGGTACAAACCTTACTAACTCAGATGAGATACGTTTGAAGGGCCAGGCTTTATCGAGTTATTATTATAATATTGGAACTACGGGTAACAAAGTTACAGTTACTGGTGTAGCTAGTTCATATTTAAATTATGATACTTCGTATGAAACAAATGTTGGCAGTTGGAAAACTGCACTTAGTAATCTAAGCGATACAGTAGGGGTCATGGTTGTACATGATCAAGAGTTGTACGGAAGTAATAAGTACACATTTGTCAATACCACTACCAATGCCCACAACGCTGGTAGTGGTACCATGCCCATAACGATAAGTAATAACAGGTACAGTCATTCAGCTTATTTCCAGGCATTGGTGGGTATCGACTCTTCGCGAAACCTTGAGTTGTCTTTTTTAGATCCAGATTATGCTTACGATCTTTCGATATCAAGTAACACATATTACATGGCTTGGAGGCCCAATAGCGGCGACGGATTGACGATTACTGACGGATGGGATAGCGAAACGACAAGAAATGGTGTCACTATATTAATGCTCAGAGACACTGATACAACTGGTAGGTATTTGTACCTTTTTAAAACCTCTTCAAGTTACGGAATTATAACGGATTTACGTAATACACATTTTATTCATTATCATCCGACCCAATATTATCATAACAAATATTATTATTGGTATTCATACAATTTTACAGAAACTTACTATTGTAAAATAGGTGGTATCTACAATTCCAATACTAATGCTTGGAATTATTGGTCCGGTCATAGTTCCACATCTTGGCAGTCAGGAGGTGAAGATTATACATGGGACGTGGGCAACTGGTGTCATGGTAGATATTATTTTTGGAACTTTAGTGGTAATTCATCAAACAGACCCAAACTTAGAATACAAAATTGGTTATTTGGCCAGGGCCCATATTATAACGGTAGTTATCAGGATTTATATTTAGGCAATATGTTTCTATACACTCAATATTCTGGTAGTGGATTTTTTTATACCAACAATGGTAATAATAAGATATGGGTTTTAGATGGCGCGCATATATTTGCGGTTTCAAGCGGACCTAAATCAATTGATGATTATGGAGTTTTTCAAGGTATAGAAGGAACCGCTCCATATAGCGTTACCACTACTCCAGATCGGCCAACAAGATATCCAGGGGCTGGAAACGGGGGCCCATTTTACGCGGGAATGAAATCCCCATCGCGGTATTTAATTGACACGAGTTATCAAATACCTCTTAGTAGTGTAAACTGGTATGATGTTTTGGGTGTAAAAGCCTTTGAAAATACATCATCAATTAGTCAATATGCTTCAAATATTGTAAATAGTCCCTTTGGGATATTACAATGTGATAGCGATTATAATAATATAAATTCTAATTTGCTTGTAAATAAAAGTACTTATCTTCATAGTTCTTATTTTCTTGACCAAAATTTTACATTTGCTAGGAATACATATGATAATAAACCTATATCATTGTGGCAGCACCAAACTACGACTACAAATAGTGTGTTCCCTGCATTGATTTCATGGAATGATAGTGCAGATATGATTGTCAAGAACACAAACCAATCCGACGCAGGTAATAAATGGTTTATTAAAAGTTTTTTGTTTGATACACCCGATCTTACTGGAATGAATACTTTAACTGTAAGCCAAGATATGATAAAAATTGGAAACATAACTCAACAACCAAACTGGAGTGTTTTTCCAATTAGAAATAATTCAGACGGGGCAAGATATTCTGGAAGCGTAAATACAAGTGATACTTCCAAATATGTTTGGTCTCAAACATTTAGCGCTGGTGAATTGGATTCAGCAGCTGATTATATGGGAATACAAATCCAGGTTTACAATACCACTAGTAATACAAAAGATGATGGATTTAGAATTAAACCTCCAACATTTACGGTTACCTAATGTCTTTATTAATTACTCCAATAGGTCAAAGTAATACTGGTCAAATAATAAACCCATTAGGATTTAGTAGTACTGGATCCGCAGCTGCAGGTGACCCCCCTTCTGGAGGAGGCGGTGGTGGTGGATCTTCAACAACTGAGGTGTACTTAGGTTCTTCTGCATTTAGTAGTGTTAGTTTAGGATCAACAGCTATAAGCTCTATCTACGTGGGTAGTAATAAAGTATGGGGGTCTTAACTGTATAAATACAGGTAAAGCTAAAGGAAAACGAAATGGCGAATCCAACATCTAGAGCTACTCTTATTGAGTATTGTTTGCGCAGGTTAGGCGACCCTGTGATTGAGATCAATGTTGATCCAGATCAGCAGGAAGATAGAGTTGATGAAGCCATTCAATACTATCAAGAGTTTCATTCAGATGCTACTCTAAGAACGTTTCTTAAACATCAGGTGACATCAGATGATGTTACTAATGAATACATCACTCTTAATTCTAGTGTTCAGTTTGTATCTAAAATGTTTAAGGTACACGGAGATGCGTCTACAAGGAATTTCTTTGATATTAAGTATCAGCTGCATCTGAATGATATCGCTAACATGCATTCTTACATCGGCGATCTTGCATACTATGAGCAAATGCAACAGTACCTATCTCTTCTCGATATGAGACTCAATGGTACACCTCAAATAACATTTGCACGTAAGCAGAATAGATTGTACATTCATGGTGAGTTTGCGGATGGAGATCTTAAAGCTGGTGATTATATTGTAGCAGAGATCTATGAGATTATTGATGCCAACACTCACACCAAAGTCTATAATGATATGTGGCTTAAAGAATATACAACAGCTCTTATTAAGCAGCAGTGGGGTGCTAACCTTATGAAGTTTGAGGGTATGCAGCTTCCTGGTGGGGTGATGATTAATGGGCGGCAACTATACGACGATGCAACTGGTGATATTGAGCGATTGAGAGAAACGATCAGACTTGAACACGAGATGCCAGCTGACTTCTTTGTAGGATAAAATAATGGCAACTAATCCATACTTTAGTCAATCAGTAAGATCAGAACAGAATCTATACGAAGATATCGTCATAGAATCTTTGAAGATGTATGGACAAGATATCTATTACCTACCGAGAGACATTGTTAACGAAGATAGAATCCTAGGAGATGATGTTCCTTCTAAATTTAACTCATCATATAAGATTGAAATGTATATTGAGAATGTAGATGGGTTTGATGGAGAAGGTGACTTGTTTACTAAGTTTGGGGTAGAGATCAGAGATCAGGCAACGTTTGTTGTTTCTCGTCGTAGATGGGATCAAACAATTCAGAGATATGATAATGAGATTACAGTAGCAAGACCTGCAGAAGGTGATCTACTATATATTCCATTCTCATCTAAGTTGTTCCAAATTACTCATGTAGAGCATGAGCAGCCATTCTATCAGTTATCCAATCTACCAACATACAAACTACGTTGTGAGCTCTTTGAATACAACGATGAAGACTTTGATACGGGTGTCAAAGTTATTGATGATATTGAAGCAGACTATGCATATAAGTTTAACCTGGTACTTGATAGTGACTCTCAAGGTTTTGTGGTTGGTGAAACAGTCAATCAAACTTTCTCAGACGGTACTATTATGTCAGGAGAGGTAGCATCGTATAATCCAGATACTAACACACTGGGAGTTATACATGCTGGAGCAGACGATGGCAAATTCCATGTCTTTGTTACTGGAATTCAAATAGTGGGCGCAAAATCTGTAGCTCTTGTGACATCAGTAGCAGAAGACAATCAAATTGCAGCTAACGAACAAAACGAGTACTTTGATACACTAACTGACTTCTTAGACTTTAGTGAATCGAACCCATTTGGAGATCCTAGCTAATGTTTGGTAATTACTATTATCACGAACGTATTAGAAGATCGGTTGCTATTTTTGGTAGGCTGTTTAATGACGTCTATGTATTAAGAAAAGATTCGAC